TCTGAAATTACCGGTAAGTTTGGTTGAAATGTAACGGGGGGCACCGGCTTCTGGAGATCTTAAGGATCCAAACTGTCCAATCTCTTCAAGCAGAGGTAGGGAATTCTTAAATGATTGAGCCATTCCAACGATCGCGCCGTTTAGCGAACCGTCTCCATGGTGGTAATGTGCGTCAGCTGCAATTCGACCGCCCAATTGAAATATCTTTAATGGCTTTTCATTTCCTGATCTCCAGACCTTATCTGCAATGTAAATGATTTTACGCTGAGTTGGTTTGAATCCATCAATAACGGATGGAATTGCCCTGTTCTCAAGCGTGTACATTCCATACATCGCATAGTCTTGGTCAAGATATTCGGTTACTGTCTTATTCTTTAATTGAGTCATGTGTTATTAATATACTAATTTAGGTCTAAACAAACTGGTGTCAAAAATTTATGATCTTCAGGTAGAGCTAGCAATTCTGCCAGATGAGAGTCAACCATCATTTGATATTTTTCAGGTTCACTATTACCCCAAAGAGTTGCTTGGTCGTAATGATTTAGCTTGGCAAGTCTAATGAACTCATTGTAGTCCTTATCTCTAAGATAACCCTTCAGTGGCATAATTCTGCCAACACAAGTGTTCCACGTAAGTTTACGCCCATCATACGTTATGTAATAGTAATCCCATTCATCTTCGCCGATTGCTACAAGTCTCTCAATTCGCCAGCTGTCAGTTATTACGAATTGGCCTTTAAGCTTTTCAAATTCTCCTTTGATTAGGGTTAAGTTATCTTCCACTGATTAAATTGATAGTTTTAGTAGTTTTTCTTTACGTGGTTCAGAGTCAGCGCCGAACCAGTTGTTCAAGCTCTCCTTATAGCTCTTGTCGTTCTCGATCTTGACTAGCACAGGAGAGTGAATGATGTCTCTATACTCAACGTCTTCTAGAGCGGCTAGTCCTTTTTTGTACTCGACTTCCCAGCCTTTGGCTCCAGTCTTCTTTTCCCATTCCTGATATTCTTCATTTGAATAGAACGGTTTAACGTCCTTGCCCTTTTTAGCAACGACCAGCGGGGTCATGACCTTAAAGACTCGGCCTTGAGTAAAGAGCTCCGGCCAATACTTATTGAAGAAGTTTATTAGCAATCCAGCAATCGAGTCGCCGTCTGGATCCGCATCTGTATAAATGTACACCTTGCCATATCTCAGGTCACTCGGTTCCTCACCTAACTTGATTCCTAATGAAGCCATTAACTGGACGACCTCATCATTCTGGATGACCCCAGAGTTTGTCATTTCACTAACGTTTAGGAACTTACCCTTTAACGGAAATGCTCCAAATACCTGAGGATCTCTGAACTTACGAACTGCAGATAAGGCTGACATTCCTTCAAATATTCCAAGCACACACTTATTACGATCCTTACCTTTAGCATCTATTAATTTTAAAACTTTTGTATTTGCTAATGACTTATTAAGTTTTCTTAGCTCTGCTCTCTCTTCTGCACGCTTTTTCTGTTCAATCCAGTCAAGTAGGGATTGAATAACTTCTGATCCGAAAATTGACTTTGCGAACTTCTCAGAGACTGAATGACTTGTTCCGAAGTCCTTTGGCTCAGTTATGAGTTTCTCTTTGGTCTGAGAAGAGAACGCTGGATTTATTACTGTACAGTTTATGAATAAGAATACATGATTTTTAATTTCAGAAGGTTTAACTTCGACCTTATGTTTTTTCTTAATCATTGTACGTAAGTACTCAATGACCTGATTTAAAATATAGTTCTCATGGGTACCACCATCTTTGGTCTCAATTGAATTCACGAACGAAACAGATTGGTATCCATCTTTTGATACGCCGATCGCAATCTCCCAATCCTTTGATCTTTCCCAAATCGAATCATTAACGTAGAGATCAACGTATTCCTTAAAGGATTTAAACTTGAACTTCTCTCCGCAAAATTCAAGCTTGAGTCCTGGATTTGCAGCCGCAATATCAATGACACGTTTCCTCATCATCTTCCAATGGCTTGCATCAATGTCCTTCATCTCAAATCTCTTGAGATCTGGCACATAACTAATTTCAGTAAAGCCTTGACCGCTCTTAGAGATCTTTGGTGTAGTTCTCTTTGACATGTTATCGGTGAAGGTTTGTAGGAATCGGTTCTTACCGTCTGCTGTATCGATCGTAAATTTCTTTGAAAAGATATTAACTAGTGAAGCACCAACTCCATTAGTTCCAGCAACCGTACGACCTTCCTCATCATTAAAGTTTGAGCCTGCTCTTAGGTTTGAAAAGATTAATTCTGGAATCCAAACTTTATGTTCTGGGTGCTGCACGACCGGAATTCCGCCATTATCCCAAACTGAGATTGTATCACTGGTGACGGTTACTTTGATTGTATTAATTTTACCGGACCTTTTGTGTTCATCGACTGAATTTGAAATGATTTCATCGAATAGTTTTAAAAAGCCTGGATTGTAGCTCAATTCTTCTTTCTCGTATAGAGAATCTTGTAGGATCCATTCGTTACCGGTATGAGGCTTGGTAGAACCAATGTACATGCCTGGTCTTTTTAGAACGTGCTCGATCTCGTCAAGTAATTGATACTTCTTTCCTATTTCTTTATTAGATGCCATATTGTTTTATTGTATTTAGGGTATTCATAAAGTTTTAAAAGGGTTCCAAATCATCGTCGGTTATGACAGATTGTCTCCACCATTTATAAAAACTATTACTCTTATCTAATCTAGGCAAAACGACCATTTCTATAAAAGCCATCAAGCCTGAAATTGCTAGCCCAATCAAGATAACGCCAGCAACTATCGTAATGAGAGGTCTCATACTTTAAGTATTTTTACTATTATACCAAATAAATCGATCACGCTCTTGGAAATAGAACGTCAGGAATGCCCATCAAAAGAGAGCTCATGCCATGAAGCATGGTTTGAATGTTAGAAAAGGAAACGGTCTGATGCCAAAATGGGGTTTTAGTTTTTGAGTTTAGAACCACCTGCATGTCCGTGAGGCCAGCGTATTTTTTTAAACCTGCTGGGGAGGTTGATACTGGCCGAGCGATGAGTCTACCATCTTCAGTTCTTACTATTATGTGAGGATTTGTTAAGCCAGTCATATTTACTCTCCAACCAGTTCTTTCAACTTCTCTATTCCAATCGACGTTGAATGCAAAGAGTCTGCGACCGCCATCCACATTTGGACCAAGCACGACAACGACACTACCTTTTCCCAATTTAGATTCGTCTACTACATCAGCTTCAGTCGAGAACTTCGAATCGGCTGCATTAGTAGGTTCAGAATAGACTCGTGAATAGGCTTGGGATTTTAAATCAATCAGCTTGCCGATCCATCCCTCATTTCTAAGTCTCTTGAAAACAAGATTTTCAACTGAGAACTCTCCGCCCTTATGCGCTAACTGTTCATCACGTGATCTAGATATTCTCTTCTTTAGAACTGATGCTCTTTCCATAATGTCCTTTGCTTGTTCAGGATCAGCATCTTTAATCTCATCCATCATTTGCTTTATTGCCTCAATGTATCGATCAGATTTTACCTGTACGTCCATTGGATCTACTGTTGGTGGATTGAAACTTGGTTTTCTGAGCCATTCGCCCTTTAGTAAAGAATAAAGGCCTGATGCCAAGTGTAATTGATTAATGTCCTGAGCATAGAGTTCAACATCGTAACCGTTTATGCTGACTGGGTGTCTTTGATTCCAAACGGTTTTTAATCCCTCCATTGCGATTTTAACTAACTCAACATCGTCGTTTATCTTTGAGAGATCCATTATGACGTGAACGTCAAAGTCAGAATATTCAGTCCAGTTATAGTTGGCCAAGGACCCAGTTAATTGGATGTCCTCAATTGGCGCGCTGATTTTTAGGTCAGCATAAAAGTCGTGTGCTATTTGCAGGAGTTTAGTTCTGATCTCGGGATTAATTTCTTCTCCCTGCCAGACAATTGGATTCAATTCGTCTTGATAGAATTGTCCCTCCGTTAAGAATTCGTTGAATTTAAACAGTTTCATCAAGATTATTTATCTCACGAACCTGATTTCTCTACGTAAGATTCTGCGTACTTTTCCCAAAGATCGGGCGGAAAAAGGTCTTTATTTTTTAATAGGAACTCATAGTACTTGGAGTACACTTCCGTGATGCTTGTAACTCCGCAACGATCTAGCGGTTTGGTTGAAACATCTGTCGATCTTTCTTTATGGTTTTCGAAATTACTTGGGTTATCGATGTCTCCGCTCTGCTTATGACCCGCCATGTCAGAAGGATCCGACCAGTTAAAGCAGTATGACGGAACGTATCTTTTATTATGCTCGTCCAATTCTCTATCGTCCCGGAGTTTAGTATACCAGCTCAGACCCTCGTATCCGGTCAAGTCGGTTCTAAACCCAATCTCCTTGATCTTTTCCATTTTAACAATGACCGAAGCTTCAAGAGTATTTCTAACAAGTTCAAGCTTGTATGGAGTAGCGAACATGCTCTGTTCTGGTTTCCATGCAGCTTTACCATTCTCCATGATTCCGTAAACTGCCTGTCTTGCATGCCATGGCAAATAAATGTCGTCATCGTCCATTAGCATGAAGAGTTCTCCAGTTGAATGAGTCACTGCGTCCCTACATATTGCTCCTCGATTCGTGTAAGGTAACCCAGTCTCGTAGTCAATCGAGTTATTTACCAATACAATTGGAGCTTTGTACTTTTCGCAGAATTCAAGTAAACTTTCAGATAGACTCATTGGAATCTCAGAGTCAGTGTTAAAGATGACTAACTCTTTATTGAAGTAGTCTTGTTGCAAAAACTGTTCGATTATTCGCTCAATGCATCTGTATCTTCGGTAGGTGGTGCAGATTAAACTAACTTTCATTATTCAATTACATTTCTTTTTTATGTTTATGTTGCTTACTGTATTGAGTTACTCGGTGATCTGAACAATTCTCAAGATAATAAACTTCCTCTTCTGGTAAATTGTTAATGTCAAGATACCATGGAACGTGTTTGCAGGTAAAATCGCCAGCAATTCGGTAGCTGTCGAATTGATCAACCTTTTGTATTAAACAGAACGTTGTATCAGTGTCAGCCTTATAAATTCCAGGCTCAACCTCTTCAGTCCACCACCTAGCTTCATTACGCAAAACCTGATTCTTTAACCAATAATGGTCTGGTAAATCTTGAATGCTTAGAGCAAGGCCAAGCTTCCTGGTATTTAGTCTAAGAGCGGTGTCCAACATGATCTCTTGATAGTTTGCGGGCATGTTAGGATTTAGCTCAATATCTGAATCTGTGTAAAAGCACCAGTCTTCCTTAACCATGTTTATGACACCAGTTGAAAATAGTGCAAGATGACCAGCATTGTGTTGCTTCAAGACGGTTACCTCAGATGGAGCTTTATCGTACCACTCAAGCAACGGAGGATACGTTGAGCCGTTATCGATTATCCAAATTTCCTGGGTGTTTCTAGCCAATAGATCTTCAACTAATTTTTTGGTGGTTGAGAGTCTATTGATATTGTTTAGTATGACTTTAAAATTCATAGTTAATGAAGTATCCGTATTTTTCGTCAGAATACAATTTTTTTAGACCGTACCTTTGAATGACTAATTCTTCAGTTAGATCAGGTTGATAGTGTATTTCATGGACGTTTCCAAACTCCTCGCCCTGTTCGAATAGGAATGGAACCGCTACCAAGTATTTCTTGTCCTTGACCGAGTCTAGTACTCGCGTTGCGTCCTCAACAGTTAAATGCTCAATGACATCTCCAAAAATGATGTAATCGTATTCGGCCATGTCGAATTCCCGAACGTCTCCAATTATTAAGTTAGAATACTTGGTCGAAAGATTGAACATCCTAACGTAAGGTTCGAATATCTCGAGAGCGTCCATTTGATAGGAATCTCCCAACAATTCAAAGTATGAACCTGAACCCGGTCCAACATCTAAAATTTTAGCGGAAGGTTCTAAGACAGAAAGAATATGTTCCCGAACCTCTCTTTTGTACTTGCTATATGAATACGGCATCGATTAGACAGACTTTATTTTATCTATCTTGTCCAGTAAACTTCTGAGTCTACTAGCGCTTTTACGATGGTCTCATCCTTTGCAATTGAATTGATGTAAGCCCTTGGATTCTTTACGTTATTATAGATTCTTTGAGAACTGTCCGAATAAATTACGGTCACTGTGTATCCGCCGGGTCTAAGACTTAACTCGTTTGTTCTAAATCTTTCGTGTACTACGATTGTTTTTGCCATATTATTTGTTGCTAATTAATTTTCTAAGTTCTGAGACTATTGTGATGAATACCGTTACTGGCCAAGTAATCACAATGACAGCCTTTGCTTTAAGGCTTCTAGGTCTTTTCGACTCTGATTTTCTGGTCTCAAGAATGCCGAGCACAAAGAGCCATAGCACGCCAACCAAGACGTACTTAATTAAATTTTGAATGAATTCGTTAGTTTGCATAGAGTATTGTTGGATTGTCTTTATGAACGTCCACGTGTGGAAGTTCGCTCTTAAATTTTTGAAGGTTAAAAGGTCTGCAGATTAGGTGCAGTCCATTCTTGCTGGGAATTGTGTAAACAGTATCGTCTCTACCGGTTTCAAAGATTAGACCTTGAACTCGAGAAATGATTTGATTGATCTCAGCATCATGGTCTCCCGACAGATCCTTGTAATCAATGTCAACTATCCAGGTTTTGTCGGGGTCCGAGTGATATGTTCCAGCTGCTGAATCGAATGCTTTTCTAACGGAACTGTATTGGCCAGCCTCAATGTACTCAGCTGTTAGGCGTAGAGCACGAAGCGCAGTCTTTTGATAGCTTCGTTTGTTTAGTCTAAAGTAGGCTCTAGCATTGTTGTCCTGACACTGCTTAATTATTTGCGGAACTAGCTTATCGAAGTGCTCTAACGATTTCACACAGTAGTTCGCAAGAACAATCATGTCCTTATCCATGTCAGGATTGTCCTTACGTCTTTTAAATATTTGTAGAAAATAAAAAGTATCAGAGCTCGGAAAATTCAAAAGACTCCGAATTCTGTCAGTATTGTTTACCATACTGACTATTATACTCTAAAACCTAAAAAGGTTAATTGGTTTGTGCTGGACCTGAACCTTCAATCATTGAAAGAATTTGGTCCTTTGCTGCAAGAATCGCGTGTACCTTTGCTCTGGTTACAGGATTTTCCCAAGTGTCCTTTGATCTCTCCATTAATTCAAGTCCACGTTTGGTCTTTGCTAGAATTGCCTCCTTATCCGCCTCAGAAATGGCTGAACCTGGAATTATCTTATTGTACATTTTGGCAGCAAAGATTGAAAGAACTCCGAATTGTTTAAAGGTTTCAAAAATGTCTGGATACTTGAATCGACCCTCTTCTCCCAATTCCTGATCAACGACCGCGATGATTTCACGCTCAGCGTATTTTGCAAGCTCAGGATCTGCGATCTGTAGTTTATGGCCAGCCGTCATGATTGTACCCAATACTTTCTTTGGATCCTTTTCTGAATTTGCGTCTAACACTTCCTTAACTGCGCATTCTGCTTGTAGAGGTTTAACGATTGCCTCAACCACTTCGGGCGGATAACCTAAACCTTCGAAGTGTTGAGCTGGATCCTGGGATTTTTGAATGTGACGATCATTGATGTCATGAGAGGTTCTAACCTTACCTGAATAATAAATCGTTGTTCCAGTAATGTGCAATGGATCGGTAGACGGAACTCCAAAGTCGAAGATGTTTATTTGAACTGCACCGTTTGAGTATTGCTTCCATGCCCATTGGTTAATACACCAGTTAGCAGCGGAACACAGAGCCTTTTGTGCAGCTTCAGTTCTAATCGAAAGTACCACGTAGCGATCATCATCGTACAGTACGTTAACGCTCGGAGCCAGGGCTTGAGCCTCAGCTGCAAGTTTATCAGCACTGTTATCGCTGTAGGAATCAGCGAATTCGGTTGCGTATTTAATGAAGTCTTCGATCGTTCTGTATCGACTAACCTTTCGCATGAGACGAGTTTTAATCTCTTCGCCCTCATCCGCGATTTTTCCACCAAGACGTAGCAAAACCTGTTGCTGATCTTGAGGTAGGGCTCTGGCCTGTTGTTTTAGATTGCTAGGCAATTCGTTTATGATCCACTTACCCTTTCTTGCGAATTCAATTTGATCGAACGCGTCCATTAGAGCTTCGAAACCTGAAACGGTTGACGTCTGATCTGGATTACCTTTTGAATAAACATCGATAGTATGAGGTAATGAGTTAATGAATTCTCTATTCTGTAAGATTCGATTAAGTAGAAGTTTAAGTCTGTCTAATGGAACTCTCTGTAGAAATACGAAGTTCGTGAATGCTCCCGTGTAACCACGATTAGCATCACCAAGTAGATCAATAACCTCCTTGAACTTTGGATCGTTTAGTGCAGCTTGCTGTTCCTCAGGAGTCAGCTCATTGACCTGCTTTCTGAGACGATCAGCTGCTCTCTTGAGCATGAATGTCTTTGCAGCCTGGGTGTTTTCGTCAATCATTGAAACGGTTGACTCCAACCAGCTTTCGAATATCTTTAGGTGTTTCATCATCTTACTTTTATTTATTATCTTGGGCTCAGCCATTCAATTCCATGTTTATTGACGAGCTCAGTTATTTTATCCTTACCTGAAGTCCAGTCTCTCACCTGATTCGGTAGATCATTGATGTTTCGATCGATCCCGTATACATTAATGTAGTACACTGATTTTATACCAGCCTCTGCTAATTTAGCAAGAACTCGATCTAGACTTTCAAGAGCGGTCATTGGATTTAAGGTGGTTTTTGCATTAATTGAAATTGACCTAGCAATACGGCCAGTCAGGGGTAATAGGTTAAAATTGTCAAGATTGGTTATATGACCATCAAAACTAAATTGCATGTTATCATCCCACTTAAGCTTGAGTCTAGGTTTTGAAAGAACGGTTATTTCATCTTGACCTAAGCTGTGAACTCCGCTTATTGTGAGAGTCGAGGTACCTCCGCTAAAGTACTTGGTTAGCGCAGAGGTTGCTGCTCTTTTGGAACTTGCATAACCCCCGCCAATTGAATAGTAAACGTTGATCTTGGTTTGAGATTGGGTTCTGCCGCTAATGTCCGCAAGGCTCTCCTCAACCAGTTGGTCAACCAATTCTCTCAATTGCTCGTCTGCTTGATTTCTCTTAGCTGTAGCACTTACCGTTTTCTTAGATGAGAAGGCTCGGTCAGTGAAGTCAACTGCTTCAATCGTCCATGCCATTGCGCGCTTAAAGAATTCCAATTCATTTAATCCAAGATCATCGAAGCGCTTCATGATGATGTCCATGTCTCTCGTGCCAGTCTTAGGCACAAGTCGTCTTACCACCTGAATGCTACCGAAGAAACCAATTGCAAATTCCGTCTTTGTGTTTCGGTTGGTTCCGCCGCGAGCGAAGACTAGCGTATGATTCAACAATTGCGTGTACGATGAGGCTAGGCTGACACCCTTTTCAACGAGAGCCGCGTATTCCGGAGTCGCAACTACGTCCATTAACCACCTAAGTTCAGGTGAGGTTCGTAGATCGTCGAACCATGCAGCAGAGTAAGGTGGGTTCTGGGAACCCGTTTTTAATTTACTTTTAGTATAGAGATTTAATCTTGATCTGATACCTGCGAGTTGAGTACGGTATTCTTCGTCTGACAGAACTCCAAGTTCTCGCATGTCCTCGATGTCCTGCTTCTTCTGTAATAGATCATCGACGCTCTGTTCTTCGAATAGTTTTAAATATTTCATCTTAGGTTCCAGACGTACCGGCTGTACCTGACGTGCCTGAGCCAGCAATTTTTTTATTGAAGTCGTCCATCAATTTTTTTATGTCAGCTTCATTTTTGGTCCAGTCAGCAGTGTCCTTTTTACCGGTTCTAGCTAATGTGGTTGATTTTTCAAGAGCGTCCTTGAATTTCTGACCTAGATCCGGATCCTTTATTATCTGTTGTTGTGCTGCTGAGTAACCGTTGATTAGTCGCATGAAAGCTTCAGTAGTTTTAAAACCTGAGTCTTTCATCATTTTGTCGTACTGGTCTTCTAACTGCTTGCCCAACAGACCTGCAGTACCTGAAGTACCTGCTGAACCGGAGGTTCCGCTTGATCCAACGTAGGTTCCATTAAGCACGCTACCTATCGTTTCAAGCTTGGAAATGTCAGCTGGTTTAATTGCATAGGCTACTTGGCCCTTGTAATTGTAGTTCGGATTTCCATTATAAGTGCCATCTTGCTGATTGGTTCTAATTCCACCTTGCTGTGTTAAGTTGTTGAGTACTAACGAATCTGCTGAATTTGTAGTTGCAAAGAAATTTATGGACTTAGCTTCAACATCGGCAGCTTTAGTCAATCCCCAAAGACGGCCCAACGAAAATTCAGCAAAATAGAGATCATCTGAATATTTTTGCCATCTAACTGTCGTAGATGAATAGGTATTGGGATTCAATACGTAGAGATTCGTCGCTTCGTTAATGAAAGCTTCGTATAGCTTAATGTACTTTGGCATGCAAGGTTAGTTATTTCAGAGTTATTTATTTGGGCTGGATTCCACAGGATTCTCCCAAAAAATACTATACTGAAAACTAAGCAGCGGATTTGATGACGTCGGCTAGAGTATTTGCCCTATTTCCAACCTGCTTGCTCCAGGAAGAATTTAACATCTCGGTTGCGGCCTTTGAGTATTGGTTCTTGGCCAGATGGGCTAGAAAATTATTGAATTCAGATAGACCCTTTTTGCCCAAATTGAAGATCATTTCGGTCAGTACGCCCTGTACGTCAAGCGGTAGTCTCTGCCAGACCGTCGAAAGGTTTGTCTTGCCATCAGCTGAGACGAGAGTCTGCGCTCCCTGCTTTGCAGCCTTTAGATCAGTTCGAAGTAGAGCCTTGATCTGAGCATCTGTGAGCTCGGCTTTACCTGACTTAATTTTAACTGGATTTGCTCCAACCTTTTTCAGGAGCTCAGATGAATCTGCTCGATTTAGATTGAAACCGACACCTACCGTTGGATTACCCTTTGAGTCAATGTAGACCTTTGGTTTATAACCCTCATGCTTAATTACTCTAGGCTCGATTTTCGTGATTACTGGATCTCCTACTGGTGGAGCTGTGTATGCTGAAAGATAATTCTCTCCCTTGATTTTCTTAATGTGAGAGTCTATTTGGTCCTTATAAGTCTGATCGAAATAGCCAAGCTCTCCATTGATTGCATCGCCAACGCTACGATAGGTCCAGCCCTTTTGTTCTGCACCGGTTTTCATGGAACGGTTAACGTTTGCCAATGATTGGACGTCGGGTATCTGCTTAATGGCTTTAACCAGCCCATCTTCATCAGTACCTGATCCACCGACTGCAGTCTCAATATTTGCTGCAATCTGGTCAGCTGTTAATCCCTCATTGACCCATGCTTCAAATAGTTTAACGTACG